GGTCTTGGTGAGTATGTGGAACGCTTCATGTTCCGCCCGTTGCGGAACTGGCTGACTGGCTCAAACGAAAAAGACCCTGAATTCAATATCGGGGGCGAAGAAGATGTTTGATCACACGCAGAAAAAAGTTAGTCAGCACTTCGCCAAAGACCATTGGCTGAACGACCAGAATAACGCAGAGCGTTTCATGGATTATGTGACCTATTACCGCAGGAACATGACCCAGTTCATCCAGGATTATTTGAGCATCAACCTGTATTGGTATCAGATGATTCTGATTTTCTTGATGAACGTGCATCCCACGATTGCGATTGTGGCGGCACGAGCTGCTGCGAAATCGTGGATTGTGGCGGTGTACGCCTGTGCGAAGGCAATTCTTTATCCCAAGACCAAGGTTGTCATCATGAGCGCCACAAAGAGCATGTCGTCCCTGATAATCGAGGAAAAGATAAAGAAAGAACTCATCCCAAAAAGCAAGCGGCTTGACCTTGAGATTGTTGATATTGTAAGCAGTCAAAACAAAACCGAAGTCAGGTTCAGGAACGACTCAAGCATTGTCGTTGTGCCCGCCCTTGAAAGCGGCTTGGGCAACAGGTCATCCCTGTTGATTTTGGAAGAGTTCAGGCGAATCCCGAAGGACATCGTTGATAGGGTTGCGATTCCTTTCCAGATTGTTCGCCCTGCTGAGTTCAGGACGCTTCCTCAATACGAAAAGATTGAGGAATTGGACGAAGAGCCAACAACCGTTTATATCAGCAGCTCTGGTGCGAGCACAGAATGGATTTATCCGCTGTGTACTGGCCTAGTGGATGACTACTACCGTGACAAGTCCGGGTGCTTTGCGGCCCTTGACCTTGCTATTGTAATGAAGCATAGGATCAAGTCGAAGCAACAGTTGGAGCGTGACAAACGGAACGCAGACCCCATCACATGGTTTATCGAGTACGAGAACGGGCTATTACGCGAGAACACCAGGAACTTCTTTTCTTACAAGTCCTTGGTGGGCTGTCAGGTTCAGAAGAAGTGTATCTATCCGAGGTCGCCTTTTGACAGGTCGAAGAGGCCAAATCCCCATGATTTGCCTAAGCACGCTGACGAAATTCGTATTCTATCATGCGACTTTGCCTTTGTTGACAAGTCCACCAACGACAATTCTGCGACCACGCTGTTGAGGTTATTCCCGCAGAAGTTGGGCATGAAGATTGACGGGGATGGTAACTATACCAGTTCCGGCTACAGGATAGCCGTTCCATACATGGAGGCTGACCCGGGAAGCCACATTGACAATCAGGCGTTGCGCATCAAGCGCCTTTTTTATGACCTGAATTGCGACTATGTGGTGATTGACGCCCGGAATGGTGGCATCCTGGTTTACGACCGCCTGGCCCAAATCCTGTACGACAGCGAGCGTGACTGTGAGTATCCCCCGTGGGTGTGTTTCAACGATGACAACACAGCAAGGCGCATTGTCACGCCGGGTGCGATGCCTGTGGCCTTTGTGGTGACGGCATCTGCCAAACTGAACAGCGATATCGCCATGCTGATGCGGGATTGCATTTCAAGCAACAGGCTTGAACTGCTGGTTGACCATGCTACTGCAATGGAAGAAGTTATCCCGAACATCAAGGAATACCAGAATGCGGTGGACGCAGAGACGCTGGTGTTCTATGAACGTCCGTATATTGAGACACAGGCACTCATTTCAGAGATGATAAGCCTTGAATACACGAAGTCGCCCACGACAGGAGACATCCGGGTGTTTGAGACTGGGGGCAACAAAAAAGATAGATACTCCAGTCTTTCGTATGGCGTGTATTTGGCATCCCTTCTTGAGCGAGACCTTGTTTCAAATACATCAGACTACGAATACACTGCATTAATCAATTAGAAGGGGGGTGTTGCCATTGAGCGAAGTTACTTATGAGGCGCAGTCCTATGTCAACAGTTTCGCCAACTATTCCATAGGCTTATTTGGTGCAGACCTGTACAGCATGTTCAGACCTGAGCAGATTAGGAACATGATGCAAGACCCGATGGGCAACAACGCAGAACTGCGCGACCTAAGTCGGACTGTCTATAACCTGAATGGCATTGTGGCGAACACCGTGGACAAGATGGTGGCACTTCCTACCTTAGATAAGGTGGTTGTGCCATACGGCAAAAGCAAAGCCAAGAAGCGTGAATACCAGAACAAGGTGCAGGCTACACTTGATTCCCTGCGGGACAGGGAGTTAGTGCGTGACTGTTTGCACAATTCGCTGGTGGACGGGATTGCTTTCTATTATGTAGATTTCAGGGAGCGTCCCATCAAAACAAGCGGAACCATGTCTGATGCAGATGTGCAAGGCATCTCAGAGATTAATGAGATGGTTCGGGCATCCGCTGTCAGTCTGCAACCTGAATACACGAAAATTATCGGGCTAAAGAACTCAAGCCCTGTGCTTGCCTTTGACCTGTCCTATTTTGATAAGGCTTCTGGCAATGAAAGCGCACAATCCAAATTGAAGAAGTTCCCGCCCGAGTTCCGCAAGGCTTATTCGACCTATTCAAGTTCTACTGGTAGGAACAAGTGGCTTGTGTTGAATAACGATCACACCATTTGTGTGAAGTTCAGGAGCAAGAAGTCAGAGCCTTGGGGCAGGCCCCTTGCATTGGCCGCCCTGCTTGATATTTATTTTGCAGACTATCACACGGACACCAAGCGCAGGGTGTTGGACGAGGTAAACAACAAGGTTGTATATCAGACCTTCCCCCCGGGCAAGGAGCAAGGTACAAGCGCACTGTCCTCAGACCAACAAAGGCAACAGCACGATGCGGTTAAGCAAGGCATCACCACCAAGAACAATCGAGGCGGGATTTCTTTTTTCTCCGTTGCATCTGGCACCAAGATTGATAGCCTGAGCGTGAACGTGGATGTGCTTGACGAAAAGAACGAAAGGAAGTTGCGGAATAACATCGCAACCTCTCTGGGGTTTGCTGAAGCCCTGTTGTCCGGCGCTGGGGACACGTCTTTTGCATCCTTGCAGGAGAACTTGAAGTTGGTGAC